TACTACGCTTACAACCCTATTTTAAAACAGTTTATCGAGGTTATTAATATAATGGACCGTTACGGGATAAACGTTCGAAATAGTAACGCAATGAACGCCGAACGGATTATAAAAGACTATTTCAACGAATGCCGTTTAGAGTTATTCAGGAACTACGAAAAAACAACCGAAGCGAATTTTGTTCACGCTTTTAATTCGGTAAATATTGAAATTACAAAATCATTCGAACCAATTTTAGCAAAGCATTTTAACTAAACCAAAACCCCAAACAAAAATGAAAATTCAAAAACTTGCAAGCGGCGAAATACAAATAACATTCCGCCCCGAAGAAATCGCAAACTTTCAAACTGTTTTACCGCTGGAAGAAATCGAACCCGTTAAACGCTTCGAAGATTGTTTGCACAAAGTCCAATATAAAACGCGGGATTTTTTAAAGGAGCTTCGCGATCATTACGGAATCAAAAACGAGATTAAACGAAACGATAAAAAGGTTAACGATTTACGTTTTAAATATCAGGTTTCAAACCTTTCAAAGACCTTGCAATTTCACGAAAAAAGCGGCTTAATAACTATAAAAAAAGCCAACGATTTAAACGATAATTCAAGCAAAATCATTAACTTTAAATTCAATTTTTAATAACTAAAAACCCCTGTAAAATGGAAAACAAAACCCCCGTAAAAATCGAAAATACTATTAAAACTTTTTTCGAAAAACCAGCCGTAAAGAACAAGTTTCAGGAAGTAATAGGCAAACGTTCAACACAGTTTATAAGTTCAATTTTGCAGATTACCGCTAACAATTCGATGTTAAAAAACGCCGATCCGATTTCGGTATACAACGCCGCGTTAATGGCAGCAACTTTAGATTTGCCTATTAACCAAAATTTGGGCTTCGCTTGGATAGTTCCCTATGGAAAAGCGGCGCAATTTCAATTAGGCGTTAAGGGGCTTGTTCAACTTGCCCAGCGTTCGGGTCAATACCTAAACATTAATGTAATTGAGGTTTACGAAAATCAATTTGAATCATTCAACACATTAACGGAAAACCTAAATGCAAAATTTGATTTGCCGGGCGAAGGAAAAATTATCGGTTACGCGGCTTATTTCAAACTAATAAACGGATTCGAAAAAACTTGCTTTTGGACAACGGAAAAAGTAATTCAGCACGGCAAAAAATATTCGAAATCGTTTAATAATGGACCTTGGAAAACCGACTTTGACGCAATGGCAAAAAAGACCGTGTTAAAATCTACTTTGTCTAAATGGGGTATTCTTTCGATTGAGATGCAAACCGCCGTTAAAATCGATCAATCGGTTATTAATGACGAAACAGGCGAAAATGTAACCTATGTAGACCACGAAGAAATAGTAATTAACCCCGAAATCGAACGTTTAAGGCAATTAATTGAAAGCTCCGAAACGATTGACGAATTAGAAGTTTACGCGAGTTCAATTCCTGAAGAACTTAACCAGCTATTTCAGGAAAAATATATGAGTTTAACCCCGTCCGAAAAATGAATGCAGATAATATAAAATTCCGTTGTAGCTCTTTAGGGGCTTTGATGACTGAAGCCCGGACAAAATCCGGGCAACTTTCAGAAACTTGTAAAAGCGAATTAATAAAGGTTTTTATTAACGAAAAATACGGGCGTTCAAAATCGATTCAAAATAAATATTTAGAAAAGGGAATTTCACAGGAAGAAGAATCGATTACGCTTTATTCGAAGTTTAAAAAAAACTATTTCGTAAACAATAAAGCCCGAATGTCTAACGAATTTATTACGGGCGAATGGGATATTTTAAAAAACGAAATTGTAACGGATATAAAAACAAGTTGGGATATTTTTAGTTTTTTTAAATCGAAAAACGAACCATTAAACAAAGATTACTATTTCCAGCTTCACGGTTATATGAGTTTAACGGGCGCGAAATCTTCAACACTTGCTTATTGTTTAGTTAATACCCCGCTTAATTTAATCGAACAGGAAAAAAAATCGCTATGGTTTAAAATGAATTGCCCCGATCACGAAGCTATTGAATATTTGAAGGGCTGCGAAGAAATCGAACGCTTATCCATTTACGAAGATATTCCCGTTAATGAGCGCGTTTTTGAGATTGAAATAGAACGAAACGAAGAAACTATCGAAGCAATTAACAAACGTGTTTTAGAGTGCCGCGAATGGATGAATTTAAACCTATTTAGCAATGAGTAAAAAGGTTTTTGAAATCGATATTAATTTATTTTGCCGTGCTTATAATTTGACACTTGCACAGGAATTTCGTTTTGATACTTCGCGCCGCTGGAAGTCCGATTTTTATATTTTAGAATTTAATTGTTTAATCGAATTTGAAGGAATGGGCGGGAACCATTGGAGCGGTATGGGTGGACACCAAACGTTAACGGGTTACACGGCAAATTGCGAAAAATATAACCGCGCTTCGTTAATGGGTTTTAAATTACTCAGGTACACGGCGAAAAATTCAAAGGATTTATTAAATGATCTAAAATTTTTATTGAATGAAAGCGGAATTTGAAAATTATTTAGCAAAGCATAAAACCGAACCTTTTGTAATGCTGGATGAAATAGATTTAACCTTTGAACAGTTTTGCGAAATGTTTTTAAATAATTATTCATTCCGGCAAATGTGGAAACTCGAATGCGATTTTAATTACTACGATATTCGAGCGGGAAAATGCCAGCACGCAAAAGTAATTCACGGAAAAATAATTTGTGAATTGAAATGCAGTAGTTAAAAAAAACGTATATTTGAAAATCGTTTAGAGGTCGAATCCTGAACGCAACTAAAAACATTTTGCCCGTTGAGGGCTGCGAGGAAAGGGAAAAACCCGATCCGATTCGACCGCAGCTTTTAACGGGCTTTTTTATTTGAAAAAATATGAAAACCGAAAAGGAATCATTTATTGTTTACAAGGAATGGAATTCATTAATCGAATCGCTGGAGGATGAAGAACGATTATTTTTTTACGATACCCTTTTTAATTTTGAGGGCGAAGAAATACCAACGTATCAAAATAAACATTTGCAAGCCGTTGTAAATTTTGTATTTAAACTTGTTATTGAAAACAATAATAAATACAAGGAAAAAAAAGAAACAAATCAAAAAAATGCGAAAATTCGTTGGGATAAAAACGCAATTAAAAATATGCAGTCGGATGCGACCGCAAAAATCGCAATGCTTAATGATAATGTAAATGATAATTATAATGATAATGTAAATGATAATGTTAATGTAAATGAAAATGTTTCTTTAAAAAAAAGCAAAACAGATTTTAAAGGGGATTGGTTCGTTAATGCAACAGAAACCGAATTCATTGAGCGCGTTAATAAATTTAAAGAAGAACACCCCGGACACGGTTACCCCGAAATAATGTTTCAGGACTTTATTAATCATTATACAATGCCAAACAAAGAGGGCGGTATATTTTTAAACGTCCATAATAATTTCGGAATAATGAATAAATTAAAAGAATGGTTCCGCAAAAAAGAACACGCTGGAAAATACGAACTAAAAACCCCTTCAAAATCTAAAATCTATTATGAATAACCCAAACGATCAAATCGAAAAAACCTTAATTGGAATCCTTTTAAGCCCAAACGAAATTTATAAAGAAATCATTTCGCAAATCGGACCGCACCATTTCGAAAACGAACTTTGTCGAAAAGCATTCCATTTCATAAAAAAAATAAACGACGAAAATAAACGCCCCGATCCCGTTTCACTTTTGAACGCGTGGAAATCTTCGGAATCCTTTTCAATGCCCGAATACTTAGAAGCCCTTAAAACAAGCCAAAACGTAACTTATAACGAGAATATACCCGAACTAATTGAAACGCTACATAACGCCTTAATAACGCGAAATATTACTAAAATCTATTATGAGGTTGGAATAGGATTGCACGAAAAGAAACCCGGTCGCGATATAGCCGAAGAAATGATTAAACGCCTAACCAAACTAACCGAAGAAGGTTCGGAGCTGCAGAAAATAGTTGAAATGCCCGAACTAACAACAAACGAAAGGGAAGCATATTACCGCCGCGCTGAATTAGCGAAATCAGGGCAAACGAGCGGGCTTGAAACGGGTATTGAATCAGTAAATAAATTTACAGGCGGCTGGCAAAACGAGTTAATTATTATCGGGGCGCGTCCATCAATGGGAAAAACCGCCCTTGCTTTATTTTTTGGGATGCAAACAGGCAAGCCCGGAATATATTTCAATCTCGAAATGTCGCAATCGCAATTAACCCAGCGTTTAATACTTCAAAACTCAAACGAACGAATCCGATCTTCGGCACTTCGCGACGGGACGTTAAACCCTGATGAATTAACCTATTTTGAAAAGACAATCGGAATAGTCGAAAATAAACCGTTTAAAATTTACGATAAAGCTGGATGCGGGGTAAATGAAGCAATAAGGATTATAAAGCGGCACGCGCGTTTAAATCAATGCGATTGGGTAATTATCGACTATTTGCAATTAATGACCTTAGAAGGGTTTAAAGGGGGTAACAGAGAAGCCGAAGTTTCGCAAATATCCCGAACATTGAAAGCGGCACAAAAGGAATTGAATATTCCATTTATTGTTTTAGCTCAGTTAAACCGAAAATGTGAGGAAACAACCGACAAAAAACCTTCGCTTTCACATTTACGCGAATCGGGATCCATTGAACAGGACGCCGATACAGTCGCGTTTATTTGGAGACCTGAATATTACGATCTAAAAAACGAAGAAACGGGCGCGCCTTACACAAACGAAATATTTTTACTTTTTGAAAAGCACAGGCAAGGGGCGACGGGTTCCGTAGGTTTTCGGCATAATTCCACAATGAGCAGTTTTTACGGAATGAATGAAAGCCCGAATCAATTTCCCGAATTAAAAACTAATTTGCAGCCGAATAAATCATTTTACGAAGTCGATCGAGAATTACCATTTTAAAAAAAAATAATATGAAAGCAAAACCAAACTTTAACAAACGCGAAAAAATCAAAGGCGCATTAAAATTTACCGCCGAAATTTACGGGAACGATTTACTTAAAACTAAATTAAAAGATAATCCCGATGCAATCGAAATATTAAATTCAACTCACGAACAATACACCCGATTTATAGAAAATGGAATTCGCGAAGCCCTGAAAAAAAACGGATTCGAGTTTATCGATCACGAAGCAATGATTGAGTTTCTAACAACCCGCTGCGAAATCCGAAGGGATGAAACAGTAATTTCGAAACACGGAAACCCGAACCCGTTAAACGTGCTTTATTCAGATTTCCGAACCGCAAAAGAAACTTTAATTTGTAGCTGGAATGATAGCCCCGAAACGATTGATAATTTAGGAATGCAGACAAAACCCGAAGCGTTTGAATTATGAAAGGTTATACCAAACAAAAATTAACGTTTACTAAAATCGAACTTATCCAGCAGCTCGAAAAATGGAATTGTAACCTAACCGATCTATTCGACGAGGATAAAATAGATATTGGAATAAAAGCCCTTACGTTTAATAAATTAGGAATCGACTTTATTTTTAATTCAGATTCGGAATTTGAAAAAATAAAAGACCGTTTGCACATTGAAATAAATTACTTTTTTTGCAACGGCAACCCCGATAGCGAATTAATTAACTTTGATTATTGCGAAGTCGAAATAGAAATTTTCCCCGAAGAAAATTATTTAAACCGCGCTGCAATCGAAAATTAAATTATATTTGTTTCGAGGTTTTGAATGAGCGTGTAAGGGGTTACACTTAGTTTCGAAAAGCCGGGCGTTAATTCGTTCGGCTTTTTTTATTTAACTTTGTTCAATGATAGAAACTAAACTTTATAAAATTTCGGATATTAAACCGAACCCAAACAACCCCCGAATAATAAAAGACTCTAATTTTTTAAAGCTGGTTAATTCTATAAAAGAATTTCCCGAAATGCTTAAAATTCGTCCGATTGTTATTAATGAAGATAATATAGTTCTTGGCGGGAATATGCGCTTAAAAGCGTGCAAAGAAGCCAAACTAAAAGAAATTCCCGTTATAATGGCAAGCGATCTAACCGAAGCCCAGCAACGCGAATTTATTATAAAAGATAATATCGGTTTTGGCGAATGGGATTTTCAAGATTTAGCGCAAAATTGGAACGCCGATGAACTTGAAACGTGGGGTTTAGATTTACCTGAATTAGACCAAGACGAAAAGGGAACCATAGTAAAAGAAAATATTAATCCTTTTATTAAAACACATATTTTGTTAAGTTTTCCGCCCGAAAAAATGATTGACATTCAGGAATATATAGAAAAGATTTGTTTAATTGAAAACGTAGAATATGAGCAATCCAGCAATTAAAACAAATAACGATCTATCTTTAATAAATGCAAAAATCCAATTAAGAATAAACAGTATTGAACACCTAAACGGAACGATTAAAGTTCTCGAATTATTTGGCGGTGAAGGGATTTTATGGAGCGAAGTAAAAAAGATTACGGGGAAAGATATTAAGGTTTTGGGAATTGATAAAAACAAATATAAACGGGTCCAGCTTCAAGGCGATAATTTAAAATTTATTGATAGTTTAGATTTGAATTATTTTGATGTAATCGATTGCGATGCGTGGGGAAGTCCATTTCATCAAGTTGAAAAAATTTTAAATGCAAATTATATCGGCGTTGTTCATTGCACTTTTATTCAAACAATGATGGGTTGCTTAAGTAAAGAAATGCTTTTAAAATTAGGTTACACGGAAAATATGATTTCAAAAGTTAGAACACTATTCAATAAAAATGGAATAGACAAATTCAAAAATTATTTAGCCAAAAGCGGCATCAATCAAATATTTATTGTAACAGATAAAAAGAAAAATTATTTATATTTTAATTTGGTTAATTAGTTGGTAATGAATAACTTGTGAGCAGTTAATAATAACTTAAACAAATTAATTATGTCAGCAATTTACGAACCGAGTGGGGCTGCTCGAGAATATAGCCCGTTAGCATTAAATTATATTAAAGGATGCGATCATGGATGCGTTTACTGTTACGTTCCAAAAATGATGAAACGCTTCAATAAGGATTACGTCCATTCAAACGTTTACATTAAGGAAGAAGAAGTTTTGCTCAAAGAATTACGAAGAAGCTGCAAAAAGTTTCAGAATTCTGAAAAGCAAGTATTTTTATCATTTTTAACGGATCCTTATAGCCATTTTAATAATGACACTAAACTAACAAGGAGAGTCCTTTTATTGTTATTAGAATATAATATTCCCGTTTCAATATTAAGCAAAGGAGGAAAAAATTTACTTCAAGATTTGGACGTATTCAAAATGTTTGGAAATAATATTCAGATCGGTGGAAGTTTAACTTTTACAAATGATGAAGACAGTTTGAAATGGGAAAAAAACGGAGCTTTGCCCCAAGATCGATTTGAAACTTTAAAAATTATGAAAGACAACGGTATAAAAACTTGGGCAAGTATGGAACCCGTAATTTATCCCGATCAAAGTCTTAGAATAATGGAAATCACAAAGGATTATGTAGATTCTTATAAAATCGGAAAACTAAACCATTTTAAAAAACACGAAGAAAAATTCGATTGGACAAAGTTTCTTTCGGATGCCGTCGGGATAATGAGAAAAAACAATAAAGAATTTTATATTAAAAAAGACTTGTTAGAGTTTAAAGAGGATGGTTTATATTTGTCAGATAATGAAATAAATATGGATTATTTAGCTATAAAGAATTCAAGGTTAAAACTCGAATTGTTTTAAGATGCTGATAGAGTTTAAAGGTTCTCATTAAAAAACCTTTATTTTATTTTTCAGTTTAACTTTAAAATAAGTAATTGAAATTATAACAACGAAAAAACAACGAAATGGCTGGATTTAAAGATATTGAACCGCGTTGGGAAAAAGGAGAATCAGGAAACCCGAATGGACGCCCGAAAGGAAGCCGCAACCGAAGTACGATCGTTCGCGAATGGCTGGAAGTCGAACAGGAAATAAAAAACCCGATCACGGGCGTAACTGAGAAATTAGAACAACAGGATATTATAACACTCGCGCAAATTAAAAAAGCGCGCGAAGGGGACACCGCCGCGTTTAAGGAGTTAATGGATTCCGCACACGGAAAAGCCGTTCAAAGTTTCGAACACACAGGAAAAGACGGGGAACCGTTACGCGTTATATTTCAAAATATGAATGAAAGCCCTGCAAGTTAATTCGGCGTACATCGATTTATACCGCCAAAAGAAACGATATAAACACTTATTCGGGGGGCGCGGGGCTGGAAGGTCGTTCGAAGTCGCGCAATACGCTATAACGAAACTATATAGCCCCGAATATTTCAGAGGGATTTTAGCCCGTCAACATTTCGCCGATATTCGCGGGTCCAGCTTTCAACAGATTATCGATATAATCGAAGAAAAAGAACTTCAAAACGATTTTCACATTCTCGAAAACACAATGCAAATAACCCACCTGAAAACGGGAAATAGAATTTTCGCAAAAGGGTTTAGGGCGGCTTCGGGAAGTTCAACGGCTAAAATGAAATCGATAACCGAAGCAACGTTTGTTTGGATTGAGGAAGCGGACGAGGTAAATAAGGACGATTTCGATAAATTGGATAAAAGTTTGCGATCCGTAAAAGGTGCGGAACTCGAAATAATTTTTACTTATAACACCGACAATGAAGATTGTTTTTTAAAATCGGAATTTCACGATAAAGTTAGACCCGAAGACACGCTTTTAATTCACGCCACCTACAAAGATAATTTTAAAAACTTGCACCCCGATTACATTCGAGTTTTGGAGCGAATGATTAAAGACGATCCCGAAGCGGCGCGGTCCGATGTTTTCGGCTTTTGGGGCGGCGGTAAACGCGGCAAGGTTTTCGAAAATTGGCAATCGGTGGACGTTATGCCCGAAAACTTTAAAATGGAATGTTACGGGCTGGATTTCGGTTTTACGAATGATCCGAGCGCATTAGTTCATATTAGACTTTCAGAGGGCGCGATTTACATTCAGGAGCTTATTTATGATTACGGATTAACGAACCCCGAAATTTGCAAGCGAATGAGCGAAGCGGGGATAAAAAGAAACGATACAATCTTTGCAGATTCCGCCGAACCGAAATCAATTCGGGAAATATTAACCAGCGGCTTTAATATTCAATCGACCATTAAAGGACCCGATAGTATTATTCAGGGAATTCAAAAAATAAAACAATACCCCGTTTTTTTAGTTCGCAGCCCGAACATTCAAAAAGAAATAAAGAATTACATTTGGCAAATAGATAAACAAGGCAAAACAATCAATAAACCCGTAGACCGTTTCAATCATGCTTTAGATGCGATTAGATACGGCGTTACGGGATTAGTAGGAAGAAAAACAAAAGAATCATTTATTACAACACCCGGAAAACGATAATAAAATTTATGAATTTACCTTTTGAAATTAACGGCAAAACGATTTTAATCGCTGGAAGCTGGGAAGATTTAACAGTTGGGCAAACAATCGATTTACTCGAA